ATCCCGAAGGATGCGCTAAGTGTTGTAAGAATCAGAAAAGTTTTTAAATCTGTCATAGTTTTCAAGTTTTAGTTTTTTAATTGTTTTTTGTATCGTGTATTGGACTGCTCCGTATTTAATGCCAGTCATTACTGATATCTTCCTGAACTCGCCAATATCGATGTATAACTTCAAAAGTGTCTGGTCATACCAATCTAAGCTATCAATCTTGTCTTTTACTTCTTGGGTAAAACTTTGGAATACATCTTCCTTATTTTCTAGTTCAGGGTCTAAGTCACCTTCCAAGCCTATTAACAAGTCTATGCTCTCCGTTTGGTCGTTGTGCCTATACTTGCGGTAAAATGGCGAGTGCTTTGAGTTCCAAGAGTTGTGTGCAATCTTTACAAATAAGAACTTTAAGTATTTTTTTTCTTTAGCCTCGAGTATTTTTTCATCAGGCATATCAAGCAGGTTAATTATAACCTCGTGAAACAAGTCTTCAAATAAAGCAGGTGAGGCAATGTTCCTACATACGTTTCGGTAAGCAGCATCTTTGTAGATAGCCTCTATGATTTGTGCTTTATTCATTAGTAGCCTAGTTCTTGCTTAATCTTATCTTGGTTCAACTGCCTTTTGAAATATAATGTGCCTCGTAAATGCTCACATTCTTCTTGTATCTTTTGTCTGCACCTTCTTATTGATTCTGCGTTTGTAAGTCTGCCTGCTGCGTATAGTTGCAAGAATTTAAACTTGTCATCTACGCCTTGACTTTCGGCAAACCAAACATTGGCAATAAGTTTCTCATCAGAATCCCTTAGATGCGGATGCTTTTCTAATAGGATTTTGACCTTTTCTTTAATTGTAAAGTTAATCATCTTAGTTAGTTGTGTTTACAAATGTACTATTTAAATTTAAAATGCAATAATTATTTATTATCAGCCATACACCATTCCGATAGTTTAGACTTAACAATTAATTTTAGTTCATCAACCTTTGACATTGGGCATCGAAACGCAATAGTTTTGGTTTGCTCATTGTATTTAGGTTTAGCACCCGAACCTTGCCGAGTGCCTCCCCTTGTTTCTTTTTTCCTTTTCATTAAATTGATATTATTTTATAACCAAAATGTTGAATGAAAGTATCAAAAGTATTTCTACCCATTCTTTGTAAATGATTACTTTTAAACCAAATGTATTTTTCTGTGCATCTTTCAACTACAACTTGTACTGGTTGGTTCATTTTTTCAGGTGATAAGTTTAATCTTATTTCTACTATTGAACCTTTTTTTAAATCTTTTGCTGTCATGTTGTTTGTTTTTTATTACCCTACAAATGTAATCCTTTACTTTGATTCTGCAAACTATTTCAAATAATTAAACAAAATATTTTTTACTTTTTATATAAGTATTTGATTTTCAATATCATTATTTTATAGTTCATTATTATTTGCTTTCTCAATCGTGTTAAGTTCAGCCTCTAATCGGTCTATCTCAGATGCTGCTAGAATCAATGCTGCTTCATTATCTCTATTCTTTTTACGCCAATACAATTCTTGCAAGTAAATTGAGCCAATGTAGTCAAATACTTTCTTTAGCGTTTGAATGGTCTTTAACGCATTGTTTTTCCTATCGCCTTGTAATGTATCAACCTTAATACTAAAATCGTTTATAGTAGCCCTTAACTCATCTAAAATGGCAAGTGCTGATTCTTCTTTGCGTTCATGTTGTTGCAAACTTCTTGTTGTGAAGTATAACTGTTCTAAAGTTTCGGTGTATTTATCTTCGCTCATTAGAAAGGTGTTGGTATTATATCGTTATTAGATTCTGACTTTATGAATGGTGTAGGCAAGTAGAAAGCTTGCCCAATATCTTCATAATAAGAGTTGCGCCATACATCAAAATTTAATTTGCACAATCCTTTTTCGCCTACTGCTTTAGGCTTTACCTTGCTAATATTTATGTTAGCTATATTACTTTGCTTATATCCTTCTCCGTGTTCATCGTAATCTCTATGAACTCCAATAAGATTCATCGCCTTACTAAATATTGCTGAACCTCCTTTAATATCAAATGGAGTAGGCGCTTTTGGAAACTTTTCTCCTTTATCAATCATAGGACTTTTAGCATGCCAAACTCCAAAGATATGAATTTGCTCTTTTCTAGCTAATCGGTTTAACTTAGGAATAGCTTTTTCAATATACAAATCCTCCCTTGCAGGAATATCATGGTCTAGGTCATTCCAATTGTCAAAGCAAGAACTAAAAATATCATAATCTTTTATTCCTTCTTTAGTTAATTCAATAAATTCATCAACTGTTGCACCTTTTTCTTCTACATCAATTACTTTAAAATAGTCTTTTACAAATGGAATAACATTATACAATTCCTTTTCTGTTAATGTATAGTTGTTAGACTGCTTAAAACTTTTACCAGTAAGGCAATGTATTATCTCAGCATAAATCTCGGCAGCAGTACCTGTTTCTGGCGTTAATATCATAGTTTTTTTGCCGTGATTGGTTAAACTTATAAGCAATTGAATTAAAAACTGGCTTTTACCACTTGTAGGATAGCCATAAATTATTGTGCTTGTACCTGGTTTAATAGAGTATAGTTTATCTAATGATGGAAATCCAACTAAATGACCTCTTTGTTGTCCGTATTTATGCAAGTGAAATATTTGGTCTTGCACATCTGTTATGCTTACTATTTTAGCCATAATTAAAAAAATACGGGTTTATCTTGTTTTTTATCAACTATCTTGTTTTCTGGCTTAAACCAAACAGATTGCATTTTCTGTTTCCAATTTAAAACTTTCTTGCCACTTGCATCATGCCAATTTGCTTCATTGTAATAATGAAAAGCACGTTTTGCTACCTCTTCTTTATATCCATTTTCTATAAAGTAATTTACAATTTCATTTTCATTTACAGTTCCCATAAGGATTCCATCATTTTTCTTTAGCTTTCCTTTAGAATCCTTTTGCGATTTTAATGGAATCCCATTTTTTTTTAATGGAATCCCATTTTTACGCTTTTCCCATATAGATTTAACTGCATCAGAAATATTGTTACTTTTTTTGTTTCTTAACTCCATTACTTCCATTAGTCTAATATTGTAAAAACCTAATTCACTTTCTACAAATTTTGACTTAACTATTTCGTTAGTACCTACCATAGAATTAAATGATATTTTATCTATTATTCCTCCGTGTTGATGTTGACTACAAAGTAAACGGATATAGATTCCTATTTGCTCGTTTGTCATAAACATAGTTCCTGTAAGAAAATCAGAACTATAAAATAAAAATGCTGGGTCTTTTGTCATGATTTTAAGTATAAATGCATGTTAGCAGCATAATGATAATATTCTCCAATATCTAAACCAGTTTCTAAGCAAACTAGTTCATGTATTTTTGAAAAACAATATTGGTCATTACAAAATCCAAACCAAATATCATTAGAGCGCATTAAAACTGACATGTTTAACTTGTTATTGTAAAATTGGAAACCTATGTTTAAAGTGCATGGAGTGTCTTTTTCATAACCATTATTTGTATATGGACTAGATTTTTTTTCTTTACCATCGTATATTGTTAACCAAGCATGTCTATTTGATTGTTTACGTTTAATCTGGTCAATTATAATATCTAATTGATTATTTCTATTTATTTGAGCACCATAATTAGAATTAACATTACCAGAAGAGTCCATGTGGTTTAACCATATCTTAGCTTTTTTTGCAAGTTCTAATACATTAGGATTTTTACTTAAATACCAATTCCATTCACGCTCTGCATATATTTCATTCCATAAGCGTTCTTGATTTGTTATTTTATTATCTAATGGATTTTTAATTGTAAAACCATAATTAAATAAAGCATAAGTATTATCATGCTTTATTTTAGTTTCTTTTAATAGCTTTAAAGTATATTCAAAAGCTTCATTTGCATTTATAAATATCATACTACTTCTTTTACAAATGTTCCATTATTCATTTTGCCTTTTCTATTTTTAATAACTAAATAAGCAGAATTAATGCAGTCTTCTATTTTAATTTTTTCTATCGTTGTATTTCCTTTATACAATGGTGCTAATTCTGTTAAATTAGTTAATACAATGACTATATCGCCAATTGCATCTATAATTTCTTCTTCATCATTTTTTAAAATAGCTTTAGCTAATTCGCCAACTTCTTCTTGAAGTTTAATAAATTGAGTCTTTAAGTCTCCTTTAGCGTAAAGACCTCTTTCTGTTGCCCAATCTCTAATAGATTGAAATTCATTTGTTAGTTTCATTTTTTTATTTATTATTTGTGTATTCTTTGTAATATTCTTCTAGAAATATATTTATTTTTTTTTCTCTATAAACTTGATAAATATTCATTACTTGAGAACTAGGTACAGTATTTATGTATCTTTTGTTATTTTTTTTAAAATATGGAAAACCGTAATTAGCTCTTCTAGCTTTATTATAGAATTTATTTATATCTATAATTTTATCAAATTGTTTTTTAGTTAAATCAATTATTAAATTATTTTTCTTATCATATACAAACCAATGTGATGTAAAGAAATTATAATTATTTATATTTATTGGAATTTTTTTAATACACATTAATGAAATATCTTTATTATTATATCCGCCTAAATAATAAAAAATAAATTGACTTATTGGAAAACAATATCCATAAGGAAATGTAATTTCATAAAAATCCTTTAATATTTTAATATTTTGTAAATGCTTATTTGTTTTACGTTCACCATTAATATGTTTTTTAAATTTATTCTGATTACAATAAAAAAAATCATATAAATTTTCAAAATCTTCTACTATTTTATAATTATAATTAAATAAATTTACCATTCTTTATATGATTTTATTAAAGATTTATCAAAATTTTGAGGCTTTTCTATTTCACCTGCTACATTCCAAAACCAAATATTTCTTTCAGTATTCTTAGGAATATATTTCCATGCTTTACCATCGTATGATGGTATTGTATTAAATGGAGGTAGGTTTTCTTTTTTTTCATTAGATAAGAAAGCTAATGGTTCTGAAATAATACTAGTTCTACCTAATTCACCTTGTTTCATATTTCTAGCAACAGCAACACCTTTCATTATGGTATTTTTAAAACCTATTTGTATTCCTCTTGTTAAAACTCCAGTAGACACTACTGACCACATTTCTTCTGGTTCATTGTGATTTTCTAATATATTTTCACAAGCTTTAACAAAACCAGCAATTGTATAAGGATGGTTTAAACCAAAAGGAATAAAAGTATACCCGTTTTTATCGGCATATTTTTTTGCTATAATGTTTAAGTTTGGCATTGCTGCTATTCTAACAAACTCAACATTTTTAGGTTTCATTGAAATAATTATAGACTGATGGTCAGAAATTTCTTTACATGCAGGCATAAAGAAAATAACTTCTTTATTGTAAATTTTAGCTAATTCCATTATAGCTATACCTGCATAACCTACTCTAGGAGCAACATAAACTAAAGTGTCTTTTTTAGTTTGACTAATAAGAAATTCACCTGCTCTTGTTTTAGTTCCACCTTTTAATACTAAGTCTTCTCTTACTACGTTAATTCCTTCGTGTTTTTCTATTACTATATTAGGTAATAAACTTTTAAAATTTTCAGTTAATTTTAAATAAGATTCTCTATTATGGTAAATAGTATTTATATCTTTATTTGTGTTATCGATTACGTGTTTATTGTGTGACATATTATTTTAAATTATTTGAAAAATTATAATATTTTTCTATTCCCCATTTTGATTTTAATATAGAATTGTTTTTCATTATTTTACCATTATTTTTTTCAATATGGTGTTTTGATTGATATTCTTGAAAATATCTTACAACGTCACAATTCCTAGAATCTTCGCAATCTATAGGAGTTAAATTATACCTATTTGATTGGAATTGTAAAACGTCATTTATGTAATTAAATTCTGATATTTTTTTATCCTTTTTAGGAAAAATAGCTTTAATACATTTTACAGCATTACTTCCAGCATAAACTAAACCAAATCTATTGACTTTATTAGGAAAATATTCAGCTAAATCTGCAGCAAAAGCTGTTAATACAAAATTTTGTTTTTTAAAACCGTTTTTATTTAACCAGTTGTTTCCAATATCAGTTACTTGATAAATATCAAGTTTGTTAGTATTAAGCTCGTTAAATATATGTGTAATCAAGTCTAATGAATATTCTAATATAAACTTTTTTAAATGATTAGAATTTAGATTTTCAAAAGAAAATTGCGGTAACAAATAACCTTTATTATCTGTAAAAGGTTTATTAGTTGCTTTTAAATCTTCTAACCATTCTTTGTGAGAATATTTGCCATTTAATATAGAATTTACTATCCAAAAATTTCCAAATCCATGACTGTTTTTAAAACTTTGAAATAAATCATTTTTCTTAGGTTTGTAATTAATGCCTGAGCCGCATAATCTAAAAAGATAAAAAACAACAAACCAATCAAAATCTTCTTTTATATTATGATTTAAAAAATACTTACCATTTCCTTTTACATCATTTTCTTTTTTCCATAAAGCTTCAGTAAAAGAACAAAAAGCTGCATATCTCCTACTGCCCATGTCATAAATAGGAACATTAAATATTAAATCATCATTCACTTCTGATTCAATGTTACCTTCGAAAGGTATTTTTTCTATAATATGCTTTTCCATAAGCATTGTTTTACTATGATATTCATCTAATGAATCTAGTAAATCTTCATTAACAATAAAAGTGTTTTCCATTTAAAATAAGGTTAATTGTTTTTTTATTTCTTTCATATAGTATGCTGGTCTAATATGAACAGATTGTTTAGGTTCCATAATATCAAAACTTAAATCACCTTGTTCATTTAAAAAATTTCCTGGCCAAGATAAATAATTTAATCCAGAATTTAATATAACTTCATTAGCTATTAATCTTAATTCTTTTCTTAAATCTTTTGAACCATAAAAGTTTTTACCTTTATATTGCCCAGATTTTGGAATCTTTCTTGATTCATCTTCTATAGGTAATAACATAGTTAAAGTTGCATTATATTGTGAAGCATAATCGCAATATCTATTAAATAAATCTATGGTAGATTGCTTAGGATTTGATTGTCTACATAAATGAAATCTTAAATCAATATTACCAAAATACATTATTATATGATTCCAATTACTTAAATCTAAATCTTGCTTTAAAAATCCATGTAAAGTTTTTCCATCGTTTCTAGATATTGAGTATGAGTCATCTGGCCAAACACTTAAAGAATGTGAATCACCAATAACTAATTTATTTCTTAAAGGCAATGTAATTTTTTCAATAATTTTATAGTTATCGTATAAATTTAATTTTCTTTTAATAGAAAAATCTTTTAATTGAAAGCCATCTAATGTAAAAATATCTCCAATGTATTTTGATAATTTTTCAGCTCTAACTAAAAGTTCTTTATTAATACCTCCTATTACATTAAAAGAACCTTCTTTAAAGTTGACACCATGATAAATTATTAACTTATCATATTCGTTCCATTCATTATTTTCATTTAAAATATCAGCTTTAAATAATTCTTTTACTATGTTTACCATACCAGCAGAGTGTGAGTTTAATGATGTAGCTGGGTTATTTAATATTCCAATTATTCCTATTTTCATTTTTTTATCCCTTTAAAAATAAAATTACTAGTTCCATCTATTATATTTCCTTTAAAAATATTAACATTAGAAAATATAGCTTGTTCTTTAATGTAAGGCAACCACCTTCTACTCTTATCATGTAATTCGTATACATCTAGTCTATAAGATTTATTAAATTGAATATCTTTAAAATAACACCTAATGTACCAAGAACCGTGTTTAGATTGCCTTTTTGAATCTATTTTAGTTATTATTAATTCCATTACTTTTGTTTAAAAAATTGTTTAATGAACCAATATAAGCTACAGCATCTAATAAATTATCTTCTTTATGATTATAAGATTGTCTTGATAATTTTAAAGCTATCATACAATTGTACATATCATTAGCAGTAATGTCTTTTTTTGATAACAATGATGCAATTTTAGATGCAATTTCCATACCTTCTTCAAAAGGTCCATACTCTCTTTCTTTTTCTTCTTTTCTTTGGTTAACAATTTCGTCAGCCTTTTTTAATATATTCATAAATTTTTAAAATAAAAAAGCCCCACCAGTCGAGAGTTTGGTAGGGCTTTAGGTAAAAATTACCTTAAAAAAACTGTATATGCTCTCGACTTCATATACAGCTTGATAGTACAAAATTAAATTAATTTATTATAAAAAAAATAATTATAAAAAATCTTACAAATAAATTCCTAATTGTGTATTATACTTAGTCCTTAAAATAATTCTTTCATCTGGAGTTCTAGGCAATTTTACCGCCCTATTCAACTCAATTAATTCTTTTACTGCTTTCTTAGCTATTTTAGTGCGTTCTGCTAGTTCATCTTTGTTTAGCTTAACACTTGGATAGATTACGTTTAAATCATCCATATAAGCCATCTGTGTATCTCCAAAGGTTTTAACTACGCCTTCTCGATAATAAACTAAGTTGCCTGACTTTGGGTTATTGCATTGAGCGCATTGTCTAAAGTTGTTATGCAAGTTAAATCTAAGGTTATCCCATCCGCCAACACTTCGATAGTGACCTGCCTGAAAGTGACCATAATCAATATCGCAGCTAATGCAGTTACATTTCTCATCAATAAGCCTCACA